CAAGCACTTACAAATCAAGTTGAGGCTAGAAAATCTGTATTGATTGCAGAAATGACAGAGGAATTTATGAAGGAAGAGAAGCAAATCACATCACAATTTGATAATGATCCATTGTTAAAACTTAAATCTAGAGAAGTTGACCTACGTGCAATGGAAAATGAGCGTAAAAAAGACAACGATAAGGCTCAACAAGACCTTGCAAGAGCAAGATTAATGCAATCAACAGAAAATTTTGAGGATAAATTAGATCAAAACGAAGATTTAGCTAAATTAAGAGCTGGAGTTAGCCTTGCAAAGAGCGGAGTTGACCAAGCTAAGGTTATGATAGAGGATTAATTATGCCATTGACAGAAAAAGGTAAAAAAATTATGAAATCTATGAAGAAACAATATGGAAAAAAGAAGGGTGAAACAGTTTTCTATGCATCTCGTAATAAAGGTGTTATAAAGGGTGTAGAAAAAGGCAAAAAAAGGAGCAAAAATGCAAAAGCTTGATAAAATAAAAGATGTTAAAGTTGCTGAACAGAGTATTGAAGTAGATCCTAGATCTAAAACTACTGCTGACCAAGCGTTTAACTATATTGCTACAGGAAAACCTGAGATGCCAGTTGGTGGTCAGAAAAGAATGTTAGCAGAAAAGAAAAGAAACTCAAAAGCGTATTAATTTATGTGGTTATCGGCAATAAAATTAGCCGTCTCTGCTGGAAGTAAGATTTACGCTAACAAACAGAAGACAAAGATGGCAATGTCAGAGGCACAACTCTTACATGCTGATCGTATGGCTCGTGGTGAGGAAGCTTACCAAGGAAAGCTTTTAGAAGCCCGACAATCAGACTGGAAGGACGAGGCGGTTTTAATAATTCTCAGTTTGCCCGTGTTGGTGTTAGCCTACGCAGTGATATCAGATGACCCAACTGCGATGGACAAAGTAAAATTATTCTTCGAGATGTTTTCGCAGCTCCCTTCATGGTTCACAAATCTTTGGATCCTTGTCGTGGCGAGTATTTATGGTATAAAGGGTACACAAATTTTTAGAAACGGAGGAAAAAAATAATGCCTAATAAATATCATAGACAAAATTTTAGAATGGGTTCTAATCCGTTTAGAAGAAAATCTAATTTACAAAAAATAGTAGAGGCTTTTGGACCTAAGAAAAAAGTTAAAAAAGAAAAAACTAAAAAAAGAATGATGGCTAATAGTGGTTCAAAGCCAGATTTTTTAGATTTTGATAAAGATGGTAACACATCTGAATCTATGAAAAAAGCATTAAAGGATAAAAAAAATGACTAAATTATGTCCTAGAGGTAAAGCTGCAGCTAAGCGAAAATTTAAGGTATATCCCAGCGCATATGCTAATGCCTATGCTTCTAAAATTTGTGCAGGTAAAATTAAAGACCCAAGTGGTGTAAAGAGAAAAGATTTTAGAGGACGTAAACCAGCTATGGGTGGCGGCATGATGAAACGTGCATCTTACGTGGGTGGTGGTTTAACTGAAGCAACTGCTAGATTAAAAAGACAAGGTTTAAGAAAAGGTGGCGGTGTTTGCCTTAGAGGAATGAATAGAGACGCTATCGGAAAGAATTCGTAGTGCTATGGCAAAAAACGGACTAGATAAATGGTTCAAGCAACAATGGGTAGACATTGGTAGCAAGAAAAAAGATGGGTCTTTTTCTAAATGTGGAAGATCAAAACAGAAAGCAGATGCGAAACGTAAATATCCAAAATGTGTTCCACTAGCTAAAGCTAGACGTATGACCGAGGGTCAAAGACGTTCAGCTGTAAAAAGAAAAAGAGCAGTAGCACAAGGTGTTGGTGGCAAACCAACAAATGTAAAAACATTTACAAAAAGAACAAAAGCTATGGGTGGTGGTTTTATGGCTAAAAGAATGGGAATGATGTAGTGAGAAGACAAGACAAACAACCTCCAAAAACTAAAAAGTATTTCAGATCTACAAAGTCTGGAGCAGGGATGACTAAGGCTGGGGTCGCCCGATATAGAAGAGAAAATCCCGGCTCTAAACTAAAAACAGCGGTCACTGGCAAAGTCAAACCAGGATCTAAAGCTGCTAAAAGACGTAAATCATTTTGTGCAAGAAGTGCAGGACAAATGAAAAAGTTTCCCAAAGCCGCAAAAGATCCTAATTCAAGACTAAGACAGGCCCGTAGAAGATGGAAATGTTAATATGAGAAAAGCAAAAATGGGTGGCGGTATGATGAAAAGAACTATGATGAAAAAAGGTTCAATACCACCACAATTAAAAAAGTTCGTTATGGCTAAAAAGAAAAAAGCTGCGATGAAAAAGAAAGCAAAAGCATAATGAAAAAAGCTAAAGCTAAAATAAAAAAAGTAATTAAAGGTTTGAAAAAGGCATCTAAAACACATGCTGGTCAAGCTAAAACATTACAAGGAGTTATAGGTGGCCGATCCAAAAAAAGGAACGGGTAAAAAACCTAAAGGCTCTGGTCGAAGACTTTATACGGACGAAAATCCTAGAGATACCGTCCGTATAAAATTTGCAACACCATCAGATGCAAGAGCAACTGTTGCAAAAGTTAAACGTGTTAACAAACCGTTTGCAAGAAAAATACAAATACTAACCGTTATGGAGCAAAGAGCTAAGGTGATGGGTAAAAGTCAAGTTGCTTCAATCGCTAAGAAAGGTAAAGATGCAATTAGAAAACGTCATAACAAAACTAATTAAATTTATAAATACTAGATTGGAAGCATTATCAGTAACTATTACCTCTGGTGGTGTTGACACTATGGAAAATTATAAGTATATAATAGGACAAATCAATGGCTTAGAAGCCACTAAACAGGAACTCTCTAACCTGCTAGAAGATAAGGAGCAAAATGAAAAAGGAACAGTCATCAATATTAACACCAAACAATAAACTTGTAGGTGTTGAGCCTTCAAAAAAAGAAGAACCAAAATTACCAAAACCAACAGGTTGGAGACTTTTAGTTTTACCTTTTAAAATGAAAGAGACAACTAAAGGTGGAATAGTATTAGCTGAGACTACATTAGAGAGGCAACAAGTTGCCTCACAAGTAGGATTAGTTATGGCCATGGGTCCACAATGTTACAAGGATAAGGAGAGATATCCAGAAGGTCCATGGTGCAAGGAGAAAGATTGGATTATGTTTGCACGATATGCAGGTAGTCGAATCAAAATAGATGGTGGGGAAATGCGTCTGCTAAACGACGATGAAGTATTAGCAACAATTGATAGTCCAGAAGACATCTTGCATGAGTTTTAACATAGGAAGGAGTAACTATGCCAGACGAAGAAAAAAAGACAGTACCCATCGATACATCAGGTCCTGATGCTACGGTTGATATTGAGGAAGTAAAAGACGAGTCGGTTGTAGAAACTGAAGCGCCGAAACAAGAAACAGAAACAACGGATAAAGAAACAGATAAAACATTTGAAAATGAAAGAGAAACCAAGTTAGAAGAATCAAAGGACGACGAAAAACTAGAAGAATACAGCAAAGGTGTACAAGCTCGTATTGCGAAATTAACTCGTAAAATGAGAGAAGCTGAAAGAAGAGAACAAGCAGCTTTAGATTATGCCAAAGGTGTAGAGGAATCTAGAAAAAAATTAGAATCTAAATTTAAAAAAACAGATTCTGATTATATTAAAAAATTTGAGACTAGTATTCAAACAGGATTAGAGGCTGCACAAAAAGAATTAGCTGCCGCTATTGATGCTGGAGATTCTAAAGCTCAAGTTGAGGCTAATAAAAGAATTGCAACTCTTGCTTTTGAGAATGCAAAACTTGAACAAATTAAACAAAGCCAAGAAGAGACAACAGAGGAGAAACCAACAAAACTATCTCAAGTAGAAAACGTGCCTAATATTACGAAACAAACGGAGAATCCAGATCCTAAAGCAGAAGCTTGGGCATCTAAAAATCCTTGGTTTGGAACAGACAGAGCAATGACATACACTGCTTTTGAGATACACAAGGATCTTACTGAGAAAGAAGGGTTTGATCCTAGCTCAGACGAGTATTATGAAGAGGTTGATAAAAGAATACGAGTTGACTTCCCGCATAAATTTGGTAAAACTGATAAAACTACGACAGCTCCCGTTCAGACGGTTGCTTCTGCTCAAAGAAGTGTAAAACCTGGTCGCAAAACTGTGAGACTCACTTCTTCACAGGTAGCAATAGCTAAAAAATTAGGAGTGCCACTCGAAGAGTACGCAAAACAATTAAAAAACACGGAAGGAGCGTAACATGAAAAAAGACGAAAAAAATACTTCTCGTGCGAACGACACTAGGTCTAAATCTGAAAGACCAAAAGTGTGGGTTCCACCATCTTCTCTAGATGCACCCCCTGCACCTGATGGATTTAGGTACAGATGGATAAGAGCAGAAAGCGTTGGCTTTCAGGACACTAAAAACATATCTGGACGTTTAAGAGAAGGATATGAATTAGTTAGAGCCGAAGAAGTCGAAAATGCATCTGATTATCCTGTACTTGATGAAGGTAAATACAAGGGAGTGATTGGGGTAGGTGGCCTTCTTCTTGCGAAGGTACCAATCGAGATTGCGAAGCAACGTCAAGAGTATATGACTAACCGTCATCAACAACGAGACGAAGCAGTTAAAAACGATCTTATGAAGGAGCAGGATCAGAGGATGCCTATCAATGTTGAAAGGCAATCTCGTGTAACCTTCGGTGGTACAAAGAAATAATTTTTTGGTTATTTCATATCACTGAATTAACTTAACAACGATTGGAATAGGAGAAAACTATGGCAAATAGAAACAGTTCTGGCTTCGGTTTAATTCCTGCTGGCAGATTAGGTGGTGGACCATCTATTCAAGGTCAAGGGAAATATAAAATCGATGCTGGCCACAGCACAACTATTTACAATGGCGAAGCTGTTAAGATCTCTAGCGGTTATGTAGTAGGTGGACAAGGATCTGCTGCAGATACTTTAGGTGTTTTAAACGGAATATTCTACAACGATGCTTCTACTTTGAAGCCAACGTTTGCGAATTTCTATAAAGCAACTATTACTCCCGCTAATAGTGAAGACACTACAGCCTTTGTAATGGATGACCCTTTCCAGCAATACGTGGTTGCAGCGGATGCGGCAACTGGAGTTGCAACATTTCTAGAAACATATGACATGAATACATCAAGTGGTGATGATACTACTGGTAAGTCAGATGCTACTCTAGACATTGGAACAACTTCAGCGAACGGTAAACAATATAGAATGTTAAGATCAGCAGAAGATCCTGAAAATGAGGATGCTACTGCAGTTAGACATTCAGTAGTTGTTGTATCGAACCTAAATTCGTTCAACGGCCACAATTAATAGGAGTATATAGACTATGGCAATATCACGATCACAACTAGTCAAAGAACTAGAGCCAGGCCTAAATGCACTATTTGGGCTGGAATATAAAAGGTATGAAAATCAACACGCTGAGATTTATACCAACGAAAACAGCGACAGAGCTTTTGAAGAAGAAGTTATGTTATCTGGATTCGGAAACGCACAAGTAAAAGGTGAAGGTTCAGGTGTATCATTTGATGAAGCACAAGAAACTTTCACAGCTCGTTACACTCACGAGACCGTAGCTTTAGCATTTGCTATCACAGAAGAAGCTATCGAAGATAATCTCTACGATAGACTTGCTGCTAGATATACAAAAGCTTTAGCAAGATCTATGAGTAATGCTAAACAAGTTAAAGCAGTTGAGCCTTTAATAAATGGATTGCCTTCAACAGCAACATTTAAATCAGGTGATACAGTTGCTTTATTTAGCACAGCTCACCCTACTATCAGTGGAACATTCAAAAATACACTGACTACGCAGGCGGATCTTAACGAAACATCATTAGAGCAGTCGATGATTGATATCGCTGCTATGACTGATGAAAGAGGTCTTAGAATTGCAGCAAGAGGAGTAAAAATGATTATTCCTTCTGAGCTTCAGTTTACAGCTGAGAGATTAATGAAATCTCAAGGTAGAACTGGAACAGCTGACAATGATATTAACGCTATTGTGTCAATGGGAATGGTTCCTCAAGGTTATAGAGTGAACAATTACCTAACTGACTCTGACGCGTTTTATATCATTACAGATGTACCTAATGGTATGAAAATGTTCACAAGAGCTCCATTAACAACTGCAATGGAAGGTGATTTCGACACTGGCAATGTACGATACAAGGCTAGAGAAAGATACTCATTTGGTGTATCTGACCCTAGAGGTATCTTCGGCGTTGAGGGTGCGTAATTAATTTATTTTTTGGGGCGGTTACAAAACCGCCCCATCTATCTAATAAATTGGTGAGAATATGAAAAAATTTTTAGTTAACATTTGGGCTTATAATCATCACACAAAATTTGAAGTATCGTCTGAAGACAATCCTCAATCCTTAGAAAATGCAATCCTTGACAAACTTGGAGAAAAGAGTATAAAATGGGAAGATCTTGGAATTAGTTATGATGACAAGACTAACAGAATAACCTATGAGGAGGTTATCAATGATACAAGACCTATACAAACAAAAAAGGTCCTGGGAGTTGAAGTGGGAACAGGAGCATCTGTCTAATGGCAGATATACTCTTGAGATGGTCAGAATCGATGACAAAGTCAGAGAGATCATCACAAAAATTAAGCTGGAAGAAGCAGCTATTGCCCATAAGCAAAACGTCATAGACGGTGCAGCTCCACAAGTTTCAGTAGCTACTTAATAAAAAAGCTACATCGTTGGAAAAACCTAATCCACATTGTAGGCTCTCTTGCACTCTAGTAAAATCTAGTATATATTCATCACACTATACAAATAAAGTTTATGTAGACGCGTATAGTCGACGGCCTAGAGACTACATAAACGGAAACTAGGAGGATAATACTATGGCACAAACTACATTTTCAGGACCAGTAAAATCTCAAAGGGGATTTGTTACTGCAGGACCTGATTCGATTGTAAACATTACATCGGAAACTACTTTAACTTTTGCTGCTCACGCAGGTAAAGTTATTAAAGTTAATGATGCAGATGGAGCAATTACACTTCCAACAATCAAAGCAGATAGCAAAGGTGGAACAGCTGGAGACAATGACCCTAACGTGAATAACCACTTAGGTGCAGTCTACAAATTTTTTGTAGGCACAGATTCAACTGATTGCGATATTAAAACAGATGGAACTGACAAATTTGTTGGTCACGCAACTGTTGTAAACGTAGCAGATGGAACTAACAGCACATTTGTTCCTTCAACTGATAATGATGTTATCAGCATGAATGGTGGAACTACAGGTGGAGATAAAGGTAGCACGATTACTATTACTGCACTTGAAGACAATGTATATTTAGTAGAAGCTGTGTTGATCGGTACAGGTACTGAAGCAACACCTTTTGCAGATAGTTAATAATTAACTCGGAGCGCCTGGTGATGCAGGCGCTCTTTAAAAGGAGAAAAAAATGGCAGACACAATATTAAATACAACTGTATTTGATGGAGCAAAAAAATTAATCACTCATTTTAACGTGGTTTCAGATGGGACAGGAAGCACAACTAAAATAGTTGACGTTTCTGGTTTAAACTCAAACAATGGTAAAACTTGTAAAACTGTAAGACTTAATAAAGTTAGTTTTAATGTTTCTGTAACAGCACCAGTTGATGCAATTAGAATGCAATGGGACGCTGATACGGATGTGGTATTTCAAACTTTAGCAGGTGAAATGGAATATGATTACTCATCTTTTGGTGGACTAAAAAACACTGAGGCAACTGGTTTTACTGGTGATGTAAACGTCGTTTTACCGGCTTGTTCTAATGGAGATACAGGCACAATTGTTTGTGAGTGGATTAAAGTTTACGAATCGTAGGAGTTTAAATGGCTAATACTACTTCGGGAACAACAACGTTCGACAAAACTTTTGCTATTGATGAAATAGTAGAAGACGCTTTTGAACGTATTGGATTACAAAACGTTGCAGGTTATCAACTTAAATCTGCAAGACGATCTCTTAATATTTTATTTCAAGAATGGGGAAACCGAGGTATCCATTATTGGGAGATAGACGAACTTGATTTAGACCTAATTGAAGGACAAGCAGAATACGATTTTTTTAGATCTAGTGATGATGGCACAAGTGCTACATCAAATCCAAATGGTATATATGGAATATCTGATGTTCTTGAGGCACAATTAAGAAGTAATAGAACACAAACAACACAATCAGATAGCCCAATGACTAAAGTAGATAGATCTACTTATGCAGGGTTTTCTAATAAATTATCCAAGGGTACACCTAATCAATATTGGGTAGAAAGATTTATTGATAAGGTTAGAGTGCATGTTTATCCAACACCCGATTCTTCTAATGCATCTAAAGATATGCATTTCTATTATATAAAAAGAATACAAGATGTCGGTGATTATACTAATGCAACAGATGTGCCATTCAGATTTGTGCCTTGTATGACAGCAGGTTTGGCATTTTACCTTGCACAAAAATTTCAACCACAATTAACTCAACAAATGAAATTGTATTATGAAGATGAATTAGCAAGAGCACTTGCAGAAGATGGTTCAGCTTCTAGTACATACATAACACCAAAAGCATATTACCCAGGAGCATAATGGCTAAATACGCAACAGGAAAATACGCAAAAGCAATATCTGATAGATCAGGTATGGAATTTCCGTACAGAGAAATGGTTAGAGAATGGAATGGTGCTTTTGTTCATGTTTCCGAGTTCGAACCTAAACAACCACAATTAGAACCAAAACCTATGAATGGTGATTCTATATCTTTACGTAATGTTAGACCTGGAAGAGTTGAACCCTCAGTCGCAGCAATGTTAGGAAATAATCCTTTTTCAATTACAGCTTCATCTCAAACAATTACTGTTACTGAAAATAATCATGGGAGATCAAGTGGCGATACAATCAGATTTAGAAACGTTCAAGGAAGTCCAGGAGGAGTGCCTTTTTCTACCTATGAAAATTCATCTGGATTTAGTATAACAGTTACTACAACAAATAAATATACTTTCAGTTTAGGAACAACAGCGAGTATAACAGAAGAAGGAGGAGGACCTACTGTGTCTGCAGGACCAGTAAATTTAGAGGCATGATAAATAAAATAAAAATTTTTTGGTATAGACTTTTAAAAAAACAAATGTGTTGGCAACATACTAGTTATACGATTAGTTGTTTAATTTGCAGGGAAATAAGAAGATAATGGCTGGATTAAGTGCATCAGGATTAAAAACTCAAATAAGAAGTTATACAGAAACAGATTCAAATGTTCTAACAGATGCTGTTTTAGAAAATATTATTTTAAACGCACAATATAGAATTTTTAGAGATGTGCCGATCGATGCTGATAGAAAACAACAATTAGGTAATTTAGTTGCTGGACAAGAGTCTATAAATGCTCCAGCGGGATGTGTATTTGTTAGAGGCATACAGGTTTACGATACGGCAGGATCAGAAACTACAGGGGCTAATAGATGGTTGGAGAAAAAAGATTATACATATCTACAAGAATATCAAGATGTAACAGGTACATCAGCAGCTCAAGGTCAACCTAAATACTATGCTATGTTTGGTGGAGGCACGGGAGAATCTGATACAACATCAGGGCGTATAGCTTTTTCTCCAGTTCCTAATACAACTTATAGATTTAGAGTACATTTTAATAAAATGCCAAATCTTTTAGAAAATGATGATACCAATTATATTAGTATGAATTTTCCAAATGGACTATTATATTGCTGTTTATCAGAGGCATACGGATTTTTAAAAGGTCCTATTGATATGTTGACTTTATATGAAAATAAATATAAACAAGAGGTACAGAAGTTTGCTAATGAGCAAGTTGGTAGAAGACGAAGAGATGACTACACAGATGGCGCTGTTCGAATACCAATAAAATCAGCAAACCCATAGGAGAAAAAATTATGGCAATATCATCAGCAATATGTTCAAGCTTTAAACAAGAGCTTTTACAAGGTAAACATAGCTTTGAATCTTCAGGTGGTCACACTTTTAAGATCGCTCTTTTTACAAGTTCAGCCTCTTTGGGTGCAGCAACTACTGACTATTCAACATCAAACGAAATATCAAACACATCTGGATCTGCATACTCTGCAGGTGGAGCTACACTTACAAACAATGGTGTATCTTTATCATCAACAACAGCTTTTGTTGATTTTGCAGACGTAACTTACTCTTCTGCATCTTTTACTGCAAATGGTGCATTAATCTATAATACAACAACAGACGGTGGTTCAGGAACAACTGATGCTGTTGCAGTTATAGCTTTTGGTGGTGACAAGACAGCAAGTAATGGAACTTTTAAAATAGAGTTTCCTGCAGCAGACGCAAGTAACGCGATAATCAGATTAGCATAGGAGGCCGACCATGTCGGTAACTTCAGGATGGGGCCGATTAACCTACGGACAGGCTAATTGGAATGAAGCCGTAACTTTAAAAACAGGTTGGGGTGCTAAAGCTTGGAGTGAAGACGAGTGGGGTCAATTATCCGATGCTGTTGCTCAACCATCTGGTTTATCAATTACATCTAGTATTGGATCTGTAACTGTTGATGATGTTAACTTAACATTAACAGGACAATCAATTACACCTTCTGTTGGTTCAATAAGTTTACCAGACATAGGAGTTGGTTTTGATGGAGTGTCAGCAACTTTTTCTGTTGGTTCTATTGCACCAACAGAGATGTCAATTGGATTAACAGGTCAATCTATAACTTCAGTAATAGGCGCTCCTGGTGTTAATGACTTAACAATTGGTTTAACAGGTCAATCCATAACTGCTTCTCAAGGAACTGCATTTGCTCCAAACGATACGGTTCAACCTTCAGGATTTTCTATAACATCAGCACAAGGTACAGCTGGAGCAATATCAGAACAAGAAGTTACATTATCTGGACAATTAGTTACTTCATCTTTAGGTTCTGTAACTTTACCAAATGCCACTGCTCAATTTGATGGCTTATCAATGGAGGCACAAGAGGGTTCTCTTGTTGGATTAGGAGGTGCAGTAGCACAACCAGCAGGTCAATCAGCTACAGCTAGTGTTGGAGCTTTAGATCCTAATGATTTAACCATAGGATTAACTGGTGTATCATTTAGTGCTAGTGTTGGATCAGTTACAGTTGTTGACATGCAAGTTGGATTAACTGGTCAATCTGCAACATTTAATATAGGAACCATAGATATCTTTGCTTATGGTGATGTTGACACTGGTTCAAATACATCATATAGTAATGTTTCAACAGGCTCGAATGATACATATTCGGATGTTGCAACTGGATCAAATACAAGTTATAGTGACGCTGCATAGGAGATAAAATTTATGGCATCAACATACACACCACTGGGTATAGAACTTCAAGCAACTGGTGAAAATGCCGGTACATGGGGAACAAAAACTAATACTAATTTACAAATTATAGAACAAATATCTGGTGGGTTTACTCAACAAGCATTAACAAGTGGTGGAACAGTAACATTATCTGTTTCAGATGGATCAACTGGTGCTGTGATGTCTCACAGAGTAATAGAATTTACTGGATCTTTATCTGGTAACGCAGTTGTTACAATTCCTTTAGATACACAAAATTTTTATCTTTTAAGAAACTCTAGCTCTGGTGCTTATACAGTTCAGTTTAAATATGCGTCTGGATCAGGAAGTTCAGTAACTTTTTCTGCTACAGATAAAGGAGATAAATTAGTTGTTGCAAAAGGTGATGATGGAACTAATCCTAACATAGTAGAAATATCATTAGCTACAGCAGGCACAGTAACAGAGACTGGCACACAAACTTTAACAAATAAAACATTAACATCACCTAAAATAGGCACATCTATTTTAGATACAAACGGAAACGAATTATTTAAATTAACAGCTACAAGTTCTGCGGTTAATGAAATAACTTACAATAACGCAGCTACAGGAAATAAACCAACATTTACTGCATCTGGTGATGATACTAATATTGGTGTATCTATACAGCCAAAAGGATCTGGAACGGTAACTATTGATGCTTTGACATTCCCTGCAGCAGATGGTAGTAGTGGTCAGATATTACAGACCGATGGTTCTGGAAATTTAAGTTTTACAACAGCATCAAGCGGTATATCAATGGGAAAAGCTATTGCAGCAGCGATAGTTTTCGGATAAAAGGAGCTTAGGAGAATAAAAAATGGCAGCACCAAATATAGTAAATGTCACAACGATTAATGGTAAATCAGCAGTAGCTGATTTAACAACAACTTTAACAACTACATTATTAACAGCAGCATCAGATCAAGTTAACAAAATTAATTTAATTAGAGTTACAAATGTAACTGATACCGATGCAACGGTTACAATTGATTCAGAAGTTTCAGGAACACATAAAGAATTAGCTGATGAACTTACAGTTCCAGCTCACGCTTCAGTTGATATAATAGATAAAAATTCATCTTTCTATCTACAAGAAACTGATCTTATCAGAGGCGGAGCATCAGCAGCATCAACACTAGTAGTCACGATATCATACGAACTGATAGACGACGCGTAGGAGGACTAACCGATGTCGGAAAGTTATCCTAGACGAGACCAAGCCCGAGGGATTTGGAAAATCAATGACATTACTAAAAATATAAAAGAATTAGGAACTTATCCTGGTGCCGCAAAGTTTATGGCATTATGTGGTGGAGGATATAGTGGTAGTAATTCAAACGTCATAGATGAATTTAATATGATTACTGCGGGTAATGCAATTGATTTTGGAGATTTAGTTACCGCTAGGTCAGGTTGTTCTACAAACAGTAGTAATATTAGAATCGTATGGAGTGGTGGTGAAACTTCTTCAAATTTTTCTCAACAAGATTATGTGCATTTTGCAACAAAAGGTAATGCAGCTGATTTTGGAGATTTATCAACTGCACAAGGTAATACAACAAAAGGCAGTGGTAACGAAGTAAAAGCTGTTACTTCTTCTGGGAGTGGTGACTCTGATCTTTTAAATACATTTATATTTGCAACTTTAGGAAGCTCAACTAGTTTTGGTAATCTAACAACAGGTAGAAATGGTGCACCTCAAGGAACAACTGATGGTGTTAGAGGAACATATTCAGGTGGTATGGCTCCTAATCAAAGTAATGTAATTGATTTTATTGAAATAACAACTAATGGAAATGCAACAGACTTTGGTGATTTATCAGTTGCAAGAGGAGAGGCTTCTAGTGCAGATTCAAAAACAAGATCAGTAATTTTTTCAGGAAGAACTAATAGTCCATCACCAGGAACTATAGCTGACGTAATAGATTTTTTTGAAACAGCTTCACAAGGTAATGCTACAGATTTTGGAGACATGAATGTTCCTAGAAAAGGAATGGCAGGAGGTTTAAGTAATTCAATAAAAGGTTTTTCTGCTGGTGGTACAGCTAGTCCTGGAAATACAAATAGTATAGAGCAAATTACTTTTGCTACACGAAGTAATGGTTCTGATTTTGGTGATCTTACAGTTGCTAGATCAGCTTGTCCTGGTAACACTTCAAGTCATGGTGGCTTACAAGGATTTCATCCAAGAGCCCCGGAACTTTATTCACCAACAGGTAAAATTGTGCCTTCAGGTTTTGGTCAAGGAGATTTAGGTGTGTACAATGGTGGTGAAGCACCTAGTGGTACTAATGTAATAGATTTTATTCAAATATCTAATATTGGTAATGCTAGAGACTTTGGAGACTTAACAGCTGCAAATGCAATTGGAGGTGCAGTATCAAGTGCAACTAGATATGTAACTATTGGAGACAATGATGCTAATTTAAATACTTATTATCTTGAATTTAGAACTAAAGGTAATACAGCTTTTTTTGGAGACTTAACTGTTAGAGGATATGCAGGAGCTGGTGGTAGTAATTCAACAAGAGGGATTAATTATGGAAGAGCTAATCCAGCAACGTCAGGAACAGCTAATGAAACAATTGATTACATAACTATAGCATCAATAGGAAACTGGACTGATTTTGGAAACTGTAACGTAGCAAGTTATTTTAATGGTGGAACAAACTCTGATACAAGAATGGTTAAATGTGGAGGTATTACAGAAGGTCCTAATACTATAACTGACTCTATGGAATATGTAACTATGGCTTCAACAGGCAATGGAACTGATTTTGGAAATTTAATTGAAGCAAGCGGTAATTGGGGTTGTGGAAATGTGTCTAATGGAACAAGAGGAGTTTTTTCAGGAGGTGCAATAAATCCTGCGAATAATATTAATACAAATGTTATTCAATATATTACCATAGCATCCACTGGTAATACTACAGATTTTGGAGATCTAACTGTTGCAAGAAGACAAGTTGCTAGTTCGTGTAATTCAACAAGAGGTGTTTATGCTGGAGGAGAAACTCCCTCAAATTCTAATATTATGGATTACATAACTATAGGTTCAACAGGTAATGCAATAGATTATGGAGATTTAACTATTAGTGTATCTAGACATGGTGGGGCTTCTAATGGCCATGGTGGACTTTCGTAAGATTCTGTAGTATAAAACTCACAACATGATCATATACATGCTAAACTATAAAGGAGAAAAATATGTCATCATCTAAAGATCTGGTAATTCAGAAACTATCAAACTCACCACTGGTTAAAAAAGAGTATAAACAAATGTTAACCAATATTAATACTACCCTACCAGCTATCCAACAATCAAGCTCAAACTTCTATAAATCACACTCACAGTTTATGGGTGTCATGTTAGATGTTACAGCAATTACACCTATCAGATCAGTCAAGCACACGTTGGCTGAACTAGATAAAACTAGAATGGCCTTAGAAGAGGCACAGCTTAAAATGATGAAGAAGGATATAGAGCTTCGTCAAAAAGAAAAAAAGATGGCTGATGGAGATTACAAGGATGAGTTTGAAAGAGAACTACTTGATACAGAGATCTTAGAGATCAAGGTAAATATGAACAATATACAAAATTCAGTATCTGGAGCCATTAGAAAGATGAACTTCTTTACTAATCAGTATAAGAGTATCTTGAAGAAGTTAGGTAAAGATGATATCACAGAGGAAGAGTACGAAAAAGAAGAGTCTAGATATCATGTGATGACTTGCATGAAACAGGCTCTAAATGCTGCCCGTGCTAGAGGTGGAGTCATTGACGAAGGAAACTTGATTTATCTCTTTGATATGGGTATAAACAGTGCTCAGGCACAAGCTGAAATCTATGCTTATTTAGAGATGGAAAATAAGTTAATGAAAGAAGGCAAAGCGCCTACCCACGAAATGACCATGCAATGGTTAGAAGCGTGCGCTGATAAATTCTCTGGTGATGCAGAAAAATTTGCAGAGCGAAGAGGATTCAAACTATACGATGAAGAGTCGCTCAATACTAAACTTTTAGATAATAAGGAGAAACCAAATGGCAAACAAGATAGTTAAATACAAACTTACAGATGCAGGTACAATTCCAACATGGATAGATGATGGTGGATATTATCCTGATACTGAAGAAGTTATGATCGGTGCAACGGTTGATGGTTCAAGTGAAGTAGGACTTGGTGAACTTACAAGTGAGGCAGATGTAAAAACGTATTTAGATAGTTATACATCTTCTTGGACTGAACAAGACCTTAGTTCTGATGATCCGAATGCAACTGTACCATTCGATCAAGCAACTGCAGCCACACATATCTGGTCTAAAAAGATAGGTTAGTAAATGGCTAACTACCCGCAACTTGATAACGCTAGAGGCGTTTGGAACCTGCGTGAAGTCTATGACGCGGTAATGGGTGGGTATTGGCCAAATGCAAAAAATAGATTATTTTTTATGGGTGGATTACACGCTAATCCTTATATTGCTACTTCAACAATATCTACTTTCAACCCAACCTCTGGAGGCACAGCAGAACTTTTTGGTGATTTATCATCTGGTGATAAAGGAAATGCAGGTGCGAGTAATTTTGTAAGGGGTTTATCATTAGGAGGTGCTGATTGGCCAGCTCAAAATGAATTTAATGATATTTCATATATTACTTTAGCAACTTCGGGCAACGCAGCAGATTTTGGAGATTTAACAAATGCATCTCAGGGTCATTCTGCAGGAAGTAATTCTACGAGAGCAATAAGAAATGGAGGAACACCTGGTCCATCATATTATAATACAATAGATTATGTTACTATTATGTCCACCGGTAATGCCGTAGACTTTGGTGATCAAACGGTTAGCACAGATGGACATCATGGTGTTACAAGTCCAACAAGATGTGTGATGGGAGGAGGACGAAGTCCTGCTATTTTAAATACAATAGATTTTATAGAATTAGCAACAACTGGTAACGCAGTTGATTTTGGAGATTTAACCGCTACAAGGTGGGCACCGCAAACGGCATCAAATTCTACTAGAGGAATTTTTATAGCTGGTGGACCTAGTGCAAATACTACCATACAATTTGTTACTATGGCTTCACAAGGAAACGCTATTAATTTTGGAGACTTAACCACTGCACAAACTAACGGAAGTATTGGAAATTCAGGTGTAGTAAGTAAAGGATTTATAACAGGTCAAAATCCAGGTTCTGGTCCGACACAAGCTGTCAGTGGTGTTTCTATAGTAAATGGTGGGACAACAACAGATTTTGGAAACTTAGCACTCTCACAGAGATATGGAGCAGTTTGTTCTGATGCACACGGCGGACTAAACGACGGGTATCAAGGAACAAGACCATTACCATTTAACGAAGCTGGTGGGGATAGAGGATTATTTATGGCTGGTGAATCACCTACTCTTAGATCTCTTATAAACAAAATAACAATAAGCACAGATGGAAATGCAGCAGATTTTGGAGATTTAGCTATTGCACGTTATGGTGGATCAGGAGGAGGAAGTAAAACAAGAGGTGTTATTATAGGAGGTTTAGCACCATCTGTAACTAATAGCATAGAATATGTTACTTTTTCAACAGATGGAAATGCAGCAGATTTTGGAGATGATCTAGAATCAAAACAAATTGCAGCAGCATGTAATAACAACACAAGAATGTTAAATGCAGGTGGAAGAAAATCTTCTAACTATGACACAAATGTCATTAGTTATATTACTATTGCTACAACAGGAAATGCGGCTGATTTTGGAGATCAAAATGTTCAAAGACAAAATTTAAAAGGATGTGCTTCTAACACCAGAGGATTATGGGGTGGTGGTTATAAATCTCCAGGAGCTGGAGCAAATGATATAGATTATGTAACAATTGCTACTTTAGGTAATGCTGCAGATTTTGGTGATTTAAGTAATGCTGTTTACGTTCCTGCTTGTTTAGCTTCTACAACAAGAGGAATTTTTGCTGGTGGAACTACTACTTCCACTGTTTTAAACGTAATAGAATATATTACTATTGCTACAACAGGTAACGCAACAGATTTTGGTGATTTAACTACAGCAACCGCTGCTCTTGACGGAGTATCTAATACAATTAGAGGCGTGACTGGGGGAGGTGAAACACCTAGTAAAACAAACACAATGAACAAGATAACTATCGCATCAACAGGTAACGCTACTGATTATGGAGATTTAATTTTTAGTGTAGGTAAACCATCTGGAGCATCAAACGGACATGGAGGGTTAGTCGGTGGCTAGATCAACAACATTTAAATTAAACATAACTGTAGTTAATCCAGGTTCTGGAAATAAATACTACATAGATGGAATATTACAAACGTATATAACTTTGTTTCCTGGTTGCACATACGAGTGGAATCAAGATGATAGTTCTAATAGTGGACACCCTTTAAGATTTTCTGAAACACCGGATGGCACACATAATTCAGGATCGGAGTATACCACTGGAGTGACCACATCAGGAACACCTGGTTCTGCAACTGCATTTACAAAAATAGAAGTTACAACTTCAACACCATATAGATTATATTATTATTGCACAAACCACTCTGGTATGGGTAATGAAGTTACTATACAACAAGCAGGTGGAAATACACGAGCTTATTACGCAGGTGCTTATCCATCTTTTTCAAATCAAATAGGAATGACAGACATGGCGTCATCTGGAAGTTTTTTTGATTTTGGAGATATAAGTGCAAGTAAATATGCTCTTGGTGGATTTGGAAATACTATTAAAGGTTGTTTATTTGGTGGCTCACCTGATGGAGGAACCACTCTTTCAAATGTTATAGATCAATTTTTCCCATTATCATCAGCACAAGTTTCTGACTTTGGAAATTTAACACAAGGAGCTAATTATCCACTTGGACTATCAAATGACACAAGAGGTGTAAGATGTGGTGGTTATACGGGTCCAGGAACGTATACTAATGTTATGGATTATGTGACTATAGCCACAGCAGGTGATGCAACTGATTTTGGTGATTTAAGTGCTGGTAAAAATAGTATGGGTGGTGGATCATCAACTACAAGAGGAATCGTGGGTGGTGGTTATACAAGTTCAATAATAAATGTGATAGAATACATAACAATATTATCAACAGGTAACGCTACAGATTTTGGAGATTTAAGTGCTGCTAAAAATGGAATCTGTGCTGCCTCCTCATCAACAAGACTGATATTTGCTGGTGGTAAAACTCCTAGTATGATAAATGTTATGGAATATGTAACCATAGCCTCTACAGGTAATGTTACAGATTTTGGAGATTTAACTTCTGCTAGAGGTGATCAAAAACTAGCAGCATCAAATAAAACACTGGCTTTATTTGGTGGTGGTAGAACGCCTAGTGCTGTTGCAACTACTGATAGAGTTAATATAGCTTCAACAGGAAATGCAGCAAGTTATGGTGACATTCTTACTGCTGGAGGATATAATCAAAGTTCTAGTTCTACAGGTCATGGAGGTTTAGCATAATGTCTAACGCAGGAAAAGTTTGGGA